TACACCGTTGTTGCTGACGACTATATGAGCCAAGAGGGTGAGATCGACATCACGGGCGATGTGACGGTAACGGTGACGATGGAGGCGGAATAATGTTTTTTTCTGATGAAATCAAACTGCGTGCCGTTGCCAAAGGCGTTGACTCGGAAGGATATCCGACGGAAAGCAATACAGATACTGCGGTATTCGCAGACATTACTTCAGCTACAAGGTCTGAATTCTACTCCGCCAACGCCAACGACATCGACATCACAAAAGTATTCAACGTCCACGCTGAAGACTATGACGGGCAAAGACAGGTGGTCTACGAGTCAAAGACATATGACGTAGTTCGAGTTTATGAAAAAGGACTTGGCGTTGTAGAACTGAACTGCTCGGACAGGGGCGTTGATAATGGCTAAATTCGATTTTGAAATCTCTCCGGAGTTTATCAAGCAGCTCGGCAGGCTGGCAGACGTTGATCGAATTGCACCGCAGATGATTGACGAGGCGATTCCTATACTGCTTGCGAATGTGCAAAGTGAGACTGCACAGCACAAGCGGTCGGGCGATATGTACAAGTCAATCAAGCCGACTAAAGCGAAAAAGACGAAAGGCGGAGGTTACTTTGCATCAGTCAGACCCACAGGGAAAGATAAAAAGGGTGTCCGCAACATGGAAAAGATGGTCTACTTGGAATATGGCACATCTCAACAATCTCCAACGCCAATACTGACCAAAGCAATTAAAGACAGCGAATCTGCTGTGCTAAAAAAGATGCAGGAAGTATTTGAAAGGGAGGTCAAAACATGAATGTAAATTCTCAAGTTATAACAGCATTGGCTTCTCTTTCAATCCCCGTTGCGGCGGATGTGTATGAGGGCGCTGCCGATGAGTACATCACCTTCAATTATGCGGATGAGCGGCCTGCGGTACGTGCCGACGATGCGGACATTCTCGATGAAACGACTATCCAAATTCATTATTTCACAAGAACAAATCCTCTCACCAAAAAATTAAGCATACGCAATCTAATGAGGGCTGCGGGATTCAACATCCAAAACACGCAGCAGTTTTATGAGAGCGACAAGAAACTATATCACGTTGTGCTTGAGGTTTGGATCGAGGGGAGTACGGAGGTATAAATATGGCTAAATTGGGACTTAAATATCCCGTGTATGCTATCGGGACGGAATCCGGCTCAAGCATCAGCTATGCCGACGGAGGGGTGATTGCGAAGGCCATCAGTGCCAATATTGCCATCACGACTTCTGACGTAAAGCTGTTTGCTGATGATGCTGTAGCCGAGTCGGACAGAAGTTTCGTAAGCGGAACAATCACACTAAACGGCGACGATCTAACTGATGCCGTAAAAGTCGCATTGCTTGGATATGCGGAGGGAGCAGAGGTTGATGCAACGCTTGGAAGTAATGAGCTGTCGGCATCCAATACCACAACGCCTGCAAGTGTCGGAGTAGGATTTTACGGCAAGCGAGTAAAAAACGGCGCTACAACCTATCGCGCCGTATGGCTCAAGAAAGTACAGTTTGCAGAGCCGGCGGACGACTACGCCACCAAGGGTGACACCGCGGAATTTTTGACGCCGACTTTAGAGGGCATCGTCATGGTGGCAGCTGACGGTAAGTGGAAGGAAGAGGGAACATTCTCTACCGAGGATGCGGCAAGGGCTTGGCTGAATACTAAGACTGGAATCAGCACAGACGCATCCAACAACATCACGGCCTTGGAAATGAGCAATGGCACTTTGAAGCCGGCGTTTGCGGCCACCACCTATAATTATTCCTGTGCATTGACCGATACACCGACTGTTATCACTGCGACATTCGAATCCGGTACGGCCAAGGTCTATGTGGACGGCACCTACAATCAATCGCTTATTACTGAAACTGCGGCAACGGGAATTGCTGTTGCGGACGGGGAAAACAAAATTATCAAAATCGTGGTCCAGGAAAGCGGGAAATCGCCCGTTACCTACACTATTTTGGCACAGAACGCATCTTAAGAGTAGTGGAATGGGAGGCTTCGGCCTCCCTATCCTTTTTAGGAGGATAAAATGAGTGACTTACAACCAAAGCCCCACAAGGTAAAAATAGGGGGCGAGGAGTTTGGACTCCTTTTTAGTTTGAACGCAATCGATGAAATACAAGACCATTTCGATATTTCAATTTCTGATTTAACCAAACTGTTACAAGACCAACGAACCATATTTAAGAATTTAAGATATATTCTAACCGTTCTAATTAACGAGGGAATCGATGACGAAGAATCTGGTCGTGAACACATTAGTGAAAAATGGCTTGGCCGAAAGGTAACAGCGAACAATTTGCAAAGCCTAACAAAAGATATTCTGATAGCATTTTCAGAAGGTTCGCCTGAGGGAGAAGAAGATGACCCAAACGGACAGAGCGAGTGACGGAGAAGTTTCCTGTTGCTCGCTGTTTGTTTATCGGTAAGACCCTATTAGGCTACACAGAAAAGGAAGTATGGCACATGACCATACGGAAATTGATTTTACTTTATACGGAATATCAGAAAGAACACGGTCAGTATCAAGCACCGAAAACGATAGATGATGTAATCCCTTGGGGGTGATTTAGTGGCAATGAAAATAGGTGCCGGCCTTGCTTTGGACGGAGAAAAAGAATTTAAGAAAGCCGTATCTGGCATTAACAAAGATTTAGCTGTTTTAGGGTCAGAAATGGGTAAGGTAACCGCTCAATTCGGGAACAATGCCGGTAGTATGGATGCCTTAAAGGCTAAATCAGAAGTTTACAACAAGCAGATAGACGAACAAAAAAAGAAAATCGAAACCTTGAAGTCTGCCCTTGCTAACTCCGCAAAAGAGTTTGGTGAAAATGACGTTAAAACAAAGAACTGGCAGATTTCATTAAACAAAGCGGAGGCCGACCTTGCTAAGACAGAAAATGCGTTAAAATCCACCACGGATGAAATGGAGGACTTCGGCAAATCGGCAGACGATACCGGCAAGAAGTTTGGCAATATGACAGGCGTCTTAAAGGGTGCGGCTGTGGCTATCGGAGCAATAAGTGTTGCGGCCGGAGCGGCGGCGGTGGCTTTGGGGAAAGCCGTAGTGGGAGCTTATGCCGAATATGAACAATTAGTAGGCGGAGTTGATACCTTATTTAAGGATTCATCCCAGAAGGTGCAGGACTACGCCAATAACGCATTTAAGACTGCTGGACTTTCCGCGAATGAATACATGGAAACGGTTACTTCGTTTTCTGCGTCGTTGCTACAATCTCTTGGCGGTGATACTGAGAAAGCGGCCGAGTATGCAGACCGAGCGATAATCGACATGGCAGACAACGCCAACAAAATGGGTACGGATATGTCGATGATTCAGAATGCCTACCAAGGGTTTGCCAAGCAAAACTATACCATGCTTGACAACTTGAAGTTGGGTTACGGCGGCACCAAGACCGAGATGGAAAGGCTCCTAAAAGATGCTGGCAAGATTGCCGGTGTTAAGTTCGACATCTCATCATATGCAGATGTTACGGAAGCCATCCATGTCATGCAGGTAAGCATGGGAATTGCAGGAACCACCGCATTAGAAGCAGAAAAGACCATTTCGGGATCCATTTCAGCAATGGGTTCAGCCTGGGAGAATCTGTTAGTTGGCTTTGGTAATTCAGAAGCTGACATTGGCGAGCTTATGGACAATCTTATAACGGCGTTTGAGAACGTGGTTAACAATATAACGCCTGTGGTTGAGAACATCGTCCAGGCATTACCGAAAGCGTTTGAAACAATGGGTGGGGCATTAGGCAAACTTCTGCCAACATTGATTGATACCGTTGTTGGCCTATTTGGCCAGATATTAGATACCTTGATTGGACTGCTTCCTGAGTTTATCCCGGTTGCGGTGGATGCTATCTTAACGATTATAGACACTTTAATTGAGAATATCCCATTACTGATTGATGCGGCGTTCCAGTTAATTACAGCATTAGCGGATGGGATACTTGAAGCCTTGCCTGAATTGATTCCCAAAATCGTTGAAGTCATGAATAAGATTGTGACGACCATTACGGAAAATTTGCCATTGATGGTAGGTATCGCATTGGAAATTATTGTTGCCCTTACGTCTGGACTTATTAAGGCCATACCCGAAATGGTGAAATCAATACCCGAAATAGTTAAAGCAATTATTAAGACACTTAAAGGGATGATTCCGCAAATTGTGGGCGTTGGCAAAGATATTGTCAGGGGACTGTGGGATGGAATAAAATCCATGATTACCTGGCTTAAAGATAAGATCTCCGACTTTTTAGGCGGAATCGTGAAGGGCATTAAGGGAGTACTTGGCATTCAATCCCCGTCGAAAGTTTTTGCCGGTATTGGAACCAATATGGCGTTAGGACTTGGCGAAGGGTTTGAAAGCTCCATGACCAATGTTGCAAAAAATATCAATAAAGCTATTCCAACACCGAACATGGGATACACCATTGAACCAACTGTAATGCCAGGCTTATTTAGGCAGAACCAAAGCGAAAACATTAACCTGACCATTCAGATAGACGGTCAGACTTTAGCACGCCAGACGTATGAACATTTCCGCAGAGAGGGAAAACTGCGTGGGACTCCATTAGTGCAGGGGGTGTAAACTATGACGCTTTATTTAGATAACAATAATTTCACCTCATACGTCAAAAACCGTGGATACACCGTGGCCTATAAGAAGGTAGTGGGGCCGAATAGCTTTACCACGTTGGATGGACGTTTCCACGAGGACATCATTGCTAAAAAGGCCGTCGTTAGCGTGCCATTGAACCCGGTAAATTCGAGTCAACTAGCGGCATTGACGGCGGCTTGCTATGATGCGAAAAAGGCGACGTTTTACGATACAGAACAAGGTGCTGATGTGACGAGAGATGTGACCGCAACGCTGTCCGAAGTGTCGGTTTTGATGACTAAAAATGGCACTCAGTATTGGGGTACGGAGATCCTGCTGACATTGGAGGAGAAGTAATGGCTGATAATGTCGTGATCTATAAGGGTCAGAGATTCGACGAACGGTATTTCGTGAGCGGTGCGATCCAAACTCAAGCGGCTCCGGCCGGAGATAGTCTTGCCTTCGATACGATGCACCTCAAGGTATGGCATGACGGACATACGCCACCGCTTGGGTATAACTTCTACACATCCGATAGCGAGATGTTCTTGACCGCTGATAGTGAGGCGTTTCTGTTGCTTGACACGATGGAAAACTTCGTGCCGGGCGACTCCATGACTTATTACTACGATGATATTCTCATCAACAAGTTTTATGTTCAAGAAGTCAAGAGGGTCGGCAAGCAGTTATACGATGTCTACGCCGTGTCTGCCATTGGAATACTGAATAACTCCATGCACTTCGGCGGCATTTATAACGGCACGGACATAGAGGACATTTTAGCCGAACTGTTTTCCGGCATCACCTATGAGGTCGAGGACTTAGTAAAGACTATCAAGGTCTACGGCTGGCTGCCTTATGCGACTAAAAGAGACAACCTCCAGCAACTGACGCTTGCTCACTCTATATCAATCAAGATGAAGTCTGACGGCACTTTGCTGGTATCCACGCACAGAGCAGAACCTACAGGGTCGCTGGGCGAGAACCGCACATCCTTAATGGGGGCGGTGGAGAAGGTTACTCCGGCAACTGCGGTACAAGTAACGGAACACAAATTCACCGAGGATAGTACGGTCATTACCTTATGTGAAGAATCGTTCTTGACGGAACGGTTAATATTATTCCCGGAACCCGTCCACGATCTCGCTATCACGAACGGGACAATCATTTCTTCTTCTGCCAACCACGCTTATGTGCAGGGTGGCGGTGCGGTCACGCTGACGGGCGAGACCTACATCCACAACATCCAAAGGGTGACGGAAGGCACAATAGCGGGCGACTCCACGGACAACATTCTATTTGTGGACAACGCAACTTTAGTCACAAGTCTGAACTCAAGCAGGGTTGTAGAGAAACTGTACAATGCCTTTGCCGTCGAGGAAGTCATCAAGACGGATATTCTCTTCGGTGACGAACGGACGGGCGACATTGTAAATATTGTCAATCCGTACACATCAATAACGGATACTGCTTTTGCACGGAAAATGGACATCACTTTCGGCGGGTTTCTCAAGGCACAGGGCGAATTCGTCA